CTGGTTATGGTATGGATGACTACCTAGTGTTTATTACCTCAAATGGTGAAACGCTAGTTTGGCGGTTGACTGATCCAACAACGCCATCAGGCATTTCATTGATTGGGGTTTATCAGCTAGGTGCTCCCATTGGCAAGCGTTGCTGGGTTAAGTATGGTGGGGATTTGCTCATTATTACGCAAGACGGCGTAGTGCCTATGAGTGGTTCTTTGCAAAGCTCACGCCTTGACCCAAGAGTGTCAATTACTGACAAAATTCAGTATGCAATGAGCCAATCTATTTCGGCTTATTCAACTAATTTTGGTTGGGATATGTTGTATTTTCCAAAAGAAAACCAACTAATTTTAAATGTCCCCATTGGTCAGGGCAGTCAACAACAGCAATATGTGATGAACAACATCACAAAATCGTGGTGTAACTTTACAGGTTGGAACGCTAATTGTTGGACACTTTATAGGGATGACCCTTATTTTGGGGGCAATGGCTTTGTAGGTTTGGCGTGGAATGGCTACAAGGATGACACATCAAATATAGACAGTTTTGGGTTGCAATCTTTTCAAACATATGGGCAGGCCAACCAAAAGCAGTGTCAGATGATTCGTTATCATTTGTTTACAGACGGCTTTCCAGCGGTTTATGGCAACGTAAACGTAGACTACAACTTAGCCGATAGCAGTGCAAGTTTAAACTTTACACCAATTAATTTTGCTTATTGGGATGCGGGTCTTTGGGATACGGCTCTTTGGGGCGACAATTTAATGCCTACCGCCGATTGGCAAGGGGTTACTGAAATTGGCTATTCTTTTGCGCCAATTCTAAAAACATCTAGTAATAACGAACAAATTCAATGGGTAGCGGCTGATTTGGTGTTTACTGATGGCGGGACTTTGTGATCGTATTGGGGCATGAGGTTGGGCGGTGGGTAGCGGCTAAAAATAATCAAATGTATTTTGAGGCCAACAGTCAAGCGGTTGGTTGGGAAAAAGATGGGGAAATTGTTGCTGGTGTGATTTACGATAGTTGGAACAAGCGATCAATCGTATGCCACATAGCCGTGACTGGCACTTTAACAGCCACATTTTTAGCCAAAGTTTTTGATTACCCTTTCAGGCAACTTCAGGTTAACAAAATGATTGCAACAGTGTCAAGCAAAAATTTTAAAAGTATTCGACTTGTGACTCACATGGGCTTCAAAGAAGAAGCTAAAATCAAGGATGCACATCCATCAGGGGACATTGTTATTTTTACAATGACCAAAGAAGATTGTAAATTTTTAGGGGAAAAGTATGGGAAAAGACTCAGGATCCGCACCAGCACCGCCTGATCCAACAGCAACGGCAGAGGCACAAGCTGCCGCTAACATAAAGGCTGCTTTTTCAACAGCTCAAATTAACAATCCCAACATTAGAAATCCTTACGGTAGTTCAACGACTCAGTATGGCGCAAACGCATTTTTTGCAGCCAATCCAGCCGCTGCCGCACAATATAAACAAGAAAGCTATGGGCTATCGCCTGAAGATTTTGCAAAGCTGTATTCAAGTGATCGGCCTGGTATGGCTAATGCTTACAGCGAATACACGCCGTATGTTACGCAATCGCTAAATCCTGAATCGCAAAAAATTTTTGATGCCCAACAACAAACTAGGATGCAACTAGCTAATTTGTCAAATTTGGGTGCATCTAACGCATATTCAGTATTAAGTAATCCATTTAGCTTTAATTATTTAGGAGCAAACAATACTGGGGCAAACGCAAATGGTGGTTATGGTTTGCCAAATTATGGATTGCCTCTTGTATCTATAAACGATCCTGCTGCTCAACAAGCGCAAGCAGAAGAAATAGCGCGAATAAAAGCGGGAGCACCAAGACCAGTAGGCGGTATTACGGGAAAAGCAGCAAATGCATCTATTGCTGATGCTGGCGCAATTTCGCAAGGGCCAAATGCGGCTGACTTTTTAGCGGGTGGTGGGCCAAAAGCATCTGAATTTTTGGCTAAAGGAGGGCCAAGCGCAAGTGGTTATTTGGCAGGTAATGCGCCTGATTTTCAAGATTATTTAGCAAGCAAAACGTTGGACACAACCAATATTGCAAAAATGCCTATCAATGCTGGCACAACAGCGCAAGCGGCAATTGAGGCGCGGTTAGAGCCACAAATTGCAAAAAATCGCGTGAGCACAGAAACGCAGTTAATTAACCAAGGGTTGCGGCCTGGCTCAGAAGCCTACAACAACGCAATTAACTTGTTAGGGCAACAAGAGAACGATCAACGCACCCAAGCGGTCTTACAAGGTCTTGGTTTAGATTTAACCGCCAATGCCCAAGGCTACAATCAAGCGTTGTCATTAGGGCAATTTGGCAATTTGGCACAAGCCCAAAACTTTGGGCAAGGATTGGCAGGGCAAACCCTTACTAATCAAGCAAAAGCGCAAAACTTTGGTCAGGGTAATGTTGAGCAAGCGCTGTATAACGCAGCTCAAGGCCAAAACTTTGGGCAAAGTGCTACTTCACAAGGTATAACCAACCAAGCGGCTGGGCAGAATTACACGCAAAACTACAATACCATTGCCCTTAACAATGCTGCTCAACAGCAAAAGTTTGCTCAAAACGCACAACAAGCAGCTTTTGAAAATCAAGCACGACAACAAGCGTTGGCAGAAGCTATACAGCAACGTCAAATGCCACTAAACGAAATTTCGGCATTGATGTCCGGTTCGCAAATACAAAATCCAACATTTCAACCCTATACTGGCGCAACTGTAGCGGCAGCGCCAATCGCTCAAACCATGCAAAACGCTTACGCTGGACAAATGAATGCATACAACCAAAATGTAGCAAGTGACAATGCGACCATGAGTGGATTGTTTGATCTTGGTAAAGCTGCGTTGCCATACTTTTTATGATAATCAATAACGGGAGGTTAAATGCCTGATATCAATTTAGCTCCATCCAACTATGAGTTGGAGGCAATTCAAAAGCGGCGCAAAATGGCTGAATTGTTAATGCAGCAGGCTCAACAACCAATGGAAATGCCGCAAATGGCTGGTGTGCGTATTAGCCCTGTGTCGGGTCTTGCCAAGCTGTTGCAAACTTACACTGCAAATGAAAAATTAAAAAAAGCAGACACAGAAGAAAAACAATACCAATCGGATTATTTATCCGACCTTGGTTTTCTGATGCGTAATGCTGGTAAGACTACGCCTGCAACTGCGGCAATCCCCGAGAAAATTGAAAACATTACAACGCCAATTGAGGCTAACCGTAATTTGCAAGAAGTGGCTTTGCGGCAAAGCACAATGCGTGACCCCAATGCAGCCATTAACCCATTTGAAAGACAAATTGGCGTAGATGAACGCGCACAGATAGCTCAATTGCCTGGCGAGACTGTTGAACAAAGAGTCACTCCCGCAGTCCCAGCTGTGCCAGGTTCACCCATGCTTTCGCCTGATCTGTTAAGCGGCAACAACGCCAACAATTACATTAAAACGGGCGCAGGAAAGATGGCTTTGGCTCAACTTTTAATGCAACAACAAGCCCAAGAGCAAGCTAAAGCGCAAAAACTACTAGACGCGGAATTAGAAATTCGATCCGTTGCGCCAGGCGCTTCTTTGGTGCGAGGTGGCAAGCAAATTTATACAAATCCCGCAGAGCCAAAATTGCGTGAAATAAAAACAAATAATCCACTTACTGGAATGCCTGAAACTAGGTACTACCCCGAAAATGTATTGGTGGCAATGGGCGGCATTCCTGATCAATATAAAGGCTTTGCGGCTGAGTTAATTACAGCCAAGAATTTACCAGCAAACATTAAAAATGATCCGCAATTGATTAATTTGGTTGGTGCAGAATTGAACAAGAAAGCTGGTTTAGTTACCGAAGAAGATGTAGCCCAATATATGTTAAAAGTGGCAGAGACTAGAGCCAAACTGGGCTACGAGGGCATTCCCTTTGCTGAGCCTAAACCCTTGACGGCTGCGTCTAATCCTTTAATTAAACCCACATTACCTAAAGGTGTGCCAGTAGGAGCAGTTCCAACTGGAAAATATACACCTGAGGGTAAGCCTGTTTACAAAGCGCTTAATGGCAAAACTTATGTGGAGGATTGACAAATGGGTGAATATGTAGGGCCATTAATAGATGCGCCAATTGGGGTGACACCCAAACGTGCTTACACGCCATTGCAACAGGTAATGCCTACGCAAGGTATGCCAAACCAATCAAATTTAAGCCCTAAAAGTCAAGAAAATTTGCGATTAGAGCAAGCAAAAAGATTGTCCGATCAGGCTAGTGCTTTGCCTGGTGCAGATTTTATGAACAAAGCAAAAAAACTTAAAGATTTTGAGGGTTACCTAACAGATTACAAAACTGAGTTAAACAAAGATTTAATGGTATTTCCTAAAGAGATACCAATATTGCCAAGCCAAGGTATGGCTATTCCATTGCCTGTTGGCTCTGACACTGCGCGGATGAATTCAAAGTATACGGCTTTGTTAATGGGATTAAAAGATGCGTATGAACTTGGCGCATTAACTGGCCCTGACATGAGCATTGTGGAATCTCAAATAACAAATCCGGCAACAATTGCTGGCGCATTAACAAGCCGAGATGCAATGCAAGAACAAGTAAAAGTTTTAGAGGGAATGCTTCAAAGAGGAAAGCAAAACCTTGAATCTTCTTACGGCAAAAAAATTGACTTTGGCGCACCATCAAGCGGTGCTAATCCTGCAAATGATCCACTTGGATTAAGACCAAGGAAACCATAATGGCAACGCTTGCGGAATTCCGCACCCAAAACCCCCAATACAACGATATGCCTGATGCTGCATTGGCTGATGCCTTGCACAACAAATATTATTCAGACATTCCAAGGGGTACATTTTTTCAACAATTGGGTGTATCTAACGCACAGATACCAGGCGCAGAAAATGTAACAACTTTGCCGCAAAAACCTGCCTCTATGCAAGACCGCATTATGGGTGCAGTTGAGACGCCGGCAATCATTGCGGGCCAAGTCGGTCAAATGGTAGCTACACCTGTTGCCCGAATGTTTGGCGAAGCATATGGCGGTTATGGGACTCCACAGGGTAGGGAAGCGGGGCAAAAAGCCGCCCAAGTAACTAGCCAACAGTTTTATCAACCTCGCACAGAAACAGGGCCTGATATTGTTAACGCAATGAGCAAAGTATTAGGTGCTTTGCCGCCCACATTGGGGGCAACTGGATCAACGCTAAATGCTATTGCGCCAGCGGCAGTTGGGCAAGTTAGGGGCATGGTTGCACCTGTTGCGTCAAGCACTCAGCAACGCATGGCAACGCTTTTACAGCCTAAAAATCCGCAAATGGTGGGCATGGGTGCAGCATCAACAAACCCAGCTTTAATACGCCAAGAACGAGCTTTGCAACAGGGCATTCCTTTGACCAAGGGAGAGCAATTACAAGACTTTGGTCTTTTGAAGCGCGAATCCGATTTGCCTAAAGAAAATCCTGAATTGGCAAAAGGCTTGACTGAATTTAAGCAAAACCAAAAAGAAAGCATATTGCGGCGCTTTCAGCAATTGGCTGATGAGACCGGTGCAGAGTATGCCGACCCCACTGCGTATCGCAAAGTTGGTTCATTGGTTGACACGCAAGTTGTTAAACAATTTGACGCTAAAAACACAAAAGTTAATCAAGCCTACCAAGACGCTAGAGATGCTGGTGAAACAAAACAAGTGGTTAGCACCGCACCTTTAGAGCAATGGTTAGAAACTAATGCGCCTGAAGCTATCTCTGTTCCTGCAATTAATACTATTGGTGCAAAGTTAAAACAACTTAAAAAGATTAAAAATGGACAAGTTACCATTGATGATTTAGAAGAATTGTATAAATCTGCGGGGCAGTTGGGTGAGCCTGGCAAGCCATCCGGTGTGTTTATGAAGCAAGTCAAGGGCGTAATTAACGACATGACCGAGGGCGCAGGCGGTGACTTGTACCGCGCCGCAAGAACGCAACGTAAAGAATTGGCTAACGAATTTGAAAACACTTACCGAGTTGCTAAATTGCTTGGTACTAGAGGTGGCTACGCAGACCGCGCTGTGGCGTTAGATGATGTGTTTTCTCATGTTGTTTTAGATGGCAGCTTAGAAGAAATGCGGACTGTCACTAAATTGTTAAAAAAGGGTGGGCCTGAGGGTCAACAAGCTTATGCCGAGTTGCAAGGCCAAACCATTCAATATATGAAAGATCAGCTCACTAAAAATGCAAGTGGTCAGTTATCATTTGCCAAGCTAAAAACAGCAATTGATACGTTAGACCGAGAGGATAAACTTGCATATATGTTTGGCAAACAAGGGCGTGAGACATTGGTAGACGTAAGAAATGTTATACAAGATGCTTTGGTCAAACCCGAGGGTGCGGTTAATTATTCAAACACTGGTAGTGTGGTTGCAAGATTGTTGGACAAAATGGCAGCGATTAAATTCCCATTGGCAAAATCAGCATCTGATGTAGTCAAAAATCGAGAAATCGTTAAGCAAGTGGAAGAATCTACAAAATACGATGCTTTAGTTGAGGCTTTGAAAGGTACAAAATGAGTTACAACGGTTCAGGCACATTTGTCATTAACTCCACGGGTCAGCCCGTTGTTGCTGGCACGATCATCAGTTCGGCTACTTTTAATGCGCTGACGGCAGATTTAGCCACTGGTCTAACTACAGCCATAACAAAGGACGGGCAGACCGCTACAACGGCTCGCATACCCTTTGCCCAAGGAATTAATTCTACGCTGGTCACAGACGCATCTAGCGTGTCTACAGGCTCAATTTTTACGGCGGGTGGTGTAGGCATTGCCAAAAAACTTTATGTTGGCACGGACGCTAATATTGCGGGTAATGCGGCAATTACTGGAACTTTGGGAGTTACAGGTATAGCTACATTTAGCGCTGCACCCATTTATACAAGTTTGACGGCTTCAAGTGCTGTAGCGACTGATGCGTCTAAAGCGTTAGTAAGTGTGGCAAATACCGGTACAGGCTCAAACGTATTAGCGACAACTCCAACATTAGTCACTCCAATTTTAGGTACACCAACATCTGTCACATTAACTAACGGAACTGGTTTACCAATTTCCACAGGCGTGTCAGGGCTTGGAACAGGTGTAGCTACTTTTTTAGCTACCCCATCAGCCGCTAATCTTGCTGCCGCTGTTACAGATGAAACTGGAACTGGTAGTTTAGTGTTTGCAACAAGCCCGACATTAGTTACTCCTATTCTTGGCACTCCAACAAGTGCAACATTGACAAACGCAACAGGTTTGCCTTTAACAACTGGGGTAACAGGTACATTACCTATCGCTAATGGCGGCACAAACTCAACAGCAACAGCAACGGCGGGCGGCGTTGGTTATGGCACAGGTACTGCTCATGCTTACACAGCAGCGGGGACTACTGGTTACTTTTTACAAAGCAATGGAACAAGCGCACCTACTTGGGCGGCGGCGGGTGGAGGAGGTCTTGTTTACCTTTCCACAGTTACCGCCTCTAGTAGTGCGTCAGTTGATGTGGAAACAACTTTTAGCAGCACTTACGATAATTATGTTATTGTTGGCACAGTTAGCTGTACAACTGATAGCGCTGCGCTTACTTCATTATTTAAAATCAGCGGGAGTTATTCAACATCCGGCTATTACTGGCACGCATCTCTTCTAGGTGCTGCTGACGCTCTTTATAATGCCAATGCCTCTACAAATACTTCTTCTTTTAGGATTGCCGGTAACAACGGCTCAGCTTCTGGCAGTAGTTTAGGTTTTGTCATGTATATATACAACGCTTCATCAACCTCATTAACAAAAAAAGTATCTGTTACTGGTTCTAGTAATAGGGGAACTACATATCAGTCAATCATCACTGGAGGTGGCAATACAGGAACAGGCGCACTTACCGGAATAAGATTTCAACCGGATGTAGGAAACATTACTGGCTCTTTCCGTCTCTACGGACTTGCTATTTCATAAGGACACACCATGCCAAATTTTCGTGCAACATCACAAGGCAATATCCCATTTACCGCAGAGGAAGAAGTTGAATGGGCGGCACGGCAAGCAACATGGTTTGCTGGCGCAGACTCGCGCAAAGCAGCGGAAATAAGATTGGAACGCAATGCTAAGTTAATTGCAACGGATTGGACACAAATTGCAGATGCCACAGTAGACAAGGCTGCATGGGCCACTTACCGACAAGCGCTACGAAATATACCAACGCAAAGCGGTTTTCCAACTACTGTTGTTTGGCCTGATGCACCATGATTGAAGATGCTCAAACCAAAATAGACGTTCACGTTGCCGTTTGTAGTGAACGGTATGCGGCTATTGAGAAGTCTTTTACCGATGGCGACAAGCGCATGACGCGAATTGAATATTTGTTGTATGCGGTGATTGTGTGCGTCTTGTTTGGGCCAGGCGTTGCTGGCGAGTTTGTCAAAAAAGTTTTGGGGCTGTAAATTGATCCGTTCACAGCCGCCCTTGCCGCTATCGCTGCCATCAAGCAGGGCGTTGCGTTATACAAGGATGCAAAAGCTGTTGCCAAAGATGTCTCTGCCATCACAATGGAGATTTCTAGTTACATCGGTAAATTTTTTGATGCCCATGAACAAGTCAAAACCGCAGCCGCTGAACAAAAGAAAAACCCGCCAAAGGGTAAGTCACTAAAAGCCCAAGCCCTTGATAACATCTTTCAAGAGATGGAGCTAGAGCGTCAAGCTGTTGAACTGAGGGAATTGTTGATTTACGGCGTTGACCCTGCTTTGGGTGCGGTGTGGTCAAGATTTCAGGATGAATTTGAAAGATTGCAAGCTGAACAGGAAAAAGAAAGGCTAGAGCAGGAAGCAAAAGACAGGGTCGCACAATGGCAACGGCGAAAAATGCTAAACCAGCTTCAAGACAGGGCGCTAATAATCGGGGTAGTAGTGATAGTTATTACATACCTCCACCTGTTGTTTCTAGCAATCCGCCAACTAAGGATAGTGAAGTGGGGTTCATAATTGCATTCATAAGCATGGTTGTTGTTTTTGGCATTATTTTGCCAATCATAGGAATGATGTATTTGGACATTTTGGAAGCTAAACAAGAGACCAAACGCCAGCAAGCCGTGGTGCAAAGATTAATTAATAAAGCAGAGGAAAACAAATGATTCCCATAGTCGCATCTCTTCTTGGTAGCCTAGCCCAAAATGGCCTTACCTTGCTTTCTAGCGCTATCCAAGCCAAAGGCAAGGAAGTGGTTGAAAACACTTTGGGCGTGAAAATCCCTGACAATCCGACCCCTGAAGATGTCAGCAAGCTACGCCAGCTTCAATTTGAACACGAAGAGCGCTTGCTTGAGTTAGGCATTGAAAAAGCAAAGATGGAATTGGCTGAATTGCAATTATTTGCCGATGCTGCCAAGAACGAAGATAACAACGTCACAGACCGCTGGAAGTCAGACATGGGGTCAGACTCTTGGCTATCCAAAAACATACGCCCTATGAGCCTTGTAGCCATCTTTATGGGCTATTTCTTGTTTGCCATGATGTCCGCATTTGGGCTAAACGCAAACGAAAGCTATGTGCAGCTTCTTGGGCAATGGGGAATGTTGATCATGGGCGCTTATTTTGGTGGTAGAACAATTGAGAAATTAGCCGATATGAAAGGCAGAAAATGAGCTTAAGCACTGAACAAGCGGCATTCTTATTGGATGCCTGCAAGCTAATTCAATTTGCCACAGAGCAGGGCTTTATGGTGACTGGCGGTGAGCTGGCGCGGACTCCTGAACAGCAGGCTTTGCACTTTAAGGCGGGGCGTTCTAAAACCATGAATAGCATCCACTTAAAGCGCTGCGCCATTGACCTTAACTTTTTTAAAGATGGCAAGATTATTTGGGATAAATTGACTCTTGCCCCTCTTGGGGCTTATTGGGAAGCTCTTCACCCAAAGAATCGTTGGGGAGGGAATTTCTCCAATCTTGTGGATTGTCCACACTTTGAACGTGTGCCAAAAACATAGCAAAAAGAACAAGCGTCCCAATTCCAATAATTGCGCCTATTAGCAAAGCAATAACTGTTGCAATCATAAAAACTCCTAGTTATCGTCTTGTCTATGCTCAAATAAGCGGCGCTCTAACCGTTCAATTCGCTTGTCGTTGTATTTAATGGCAGCGTCCGAATACTCAGCGGCGGTTTCTGCTTCTAGCTTGCGTAGATGCGCCTCTTGAAGTTCGGCGTAAATTACCTCTGAAATAGTTTTGGCTCTGAGAATGTCTTTTATGTATTTGATTGTTGTTTCTCTAAAACTCATTGCACCCCCCTTAATTGCCAGCCCATTAAAAAATAAATCCATCGGGTTTGAATGCTGGTGCTAATGTATCGATCATTGATTTTGTCAAAATCTGTATACCCTTTAGCAATCATCATGGCCTCAAATACTTGCTGTGCTTTAGTCATGTTTTTCCTCTATTGTGTAAAACCAATCATCACCAGCGCTCCATTTGCGTGTGCCATCCACTGACCACAGATGTTGCGCGGCTTGGAAATCAGGAAACTTAGTTTGTGATGGCACAAGGCTTTGGTCATACCAAAGGCATCGGTTGTTGGGTTGGCAAGCAAATTGACCCGATTCAAGTTTAATAAAGTTAAAGCTCTTATGCTCCTCGGCGGTTTCTGTAAAGCCAGTGTCTAAATCCATGCCATCGGCACAAAAGTCAACGGTAAACAGGTATGTGCCAAAGTGCCATTGCTTATCCTTGCCCAAAAACTTAACGCCAAGGTTACGCAAGCCAATTTTTTCAACAATGGTAAACCGATAACCCATGCAGTCCCACAATTGCAAAATGTCCACAG